TCGCTGATGTGTTATCCTAGTCCGCCGAAGCAGGCATAATCCGTATCGTACCGGCAAACCCCGAAGAATCCAGATCCACCAACTGACCCTCTTCGTGAACCTGGGCGCCTTTCAGCCAGCCATCGATAATGGTGCCATTCATCACGACTTTCCCCGTCTCGGTGTCGAGGATACCGCTCATTCGAGCGGTGAAGGAATTCTCACCAGCGCTGACGATCCAGTCGAATTCCACATTCAGGATCTTGCTCGATGCACTAAAACCCAACAAAACCGTTTCCAGGTCTCCGTTGAGGTCGCCGCCAACCGTGCCATTCCAGACATAATTGCCATCCGGATCAATTTCTCTTAACCCAGTACCTCCATAGAAAAAGTCACCATCTATTACATTTGCATTTGTGTAAGTCCTCGTTGCATCAGTTGGCCTATCTTGCGATATTGTGGCAATAGCAGTTCCCCAATATGGCATACTGTTAAAGGAGGCTGCCAAAACATAGAATAACTCCTGAGCATCATAAACACTATCAATTTTTCCATTGAAAGAAAAACGAGGTTCCTTCTTGCCAAAACCATCATCCACTAGAACGTCACAATATCTTCCTATATTGTATAGAGTCCACTTGTCAATGTAACCGGCATTGATGCCAGCACAGGCCAGTGGGTCATTCAATACATCGTAGTAAACCCAAGCACTATTGGAAGACCACTTTTTAACAGGGCTAAAAGTCCCATCCCACGTTCCGGTATAAATCCTCTCAGCAGACACTAGATTACTCGTCAAGTCATCACTACTAGCGGTTAAGTTGACAACCGTCACCGTACTATATGTTGAAGTATAAACTGTGCAATTTTTATATCCATCATCACCACAGTTACAGCAAAAAGAAGTCCCGGCAGTAAATATGGATCTCTGATCGCCAGTTACCGTAAACGTATCCCCGTCGACATATGTTGCCGTAAGATATGGAGTATAATTTTTTGGAACTTTTATTTTTCTTCCACGAATATGATATAGTCTACTAGGTATCTTCCCACCCATAGACCTCGCATCACACTGCAAGCCAAAAACAGCAGAATATGGATATGTCATTCTGAGATAAATAATCTCAGTATATCCATTTAAAAAAGTCGAACTGATAATATTAAAATCACCCTCACCATAGACATTAGCCCTATACACTCTAATGTCATACGGTGCATTGCCCAGTGTGCTAAGTTGTATTGTCACCGATCTTTCATATGCAGCAGTAGTCTGCCCGTGAAAGTACAAGGGAGAACCAGCTACTGCTCCATTAATTACATTGACATAACCTCCATGATCACACTGAACATCAACACTCACCCCTACAGTATATGATTTAAAGTCACCATTATTTTTAATTTTATAAAGCCCACCCAAGCCTATATTCAATCTGACTGCTTCAACATTAGAGTCAGTTATTGTCTTCGTGACATAAGTGGGGTTCCCCGGAGCATACGTTAACTCTACAGGCATCCCAGAAGTCACAGGTGTCTCAACCTGATTGAAGTCTGGAATATATTCTTGATTGTTAAGCCCAAGCCTTGAGTATGTCACTACATTCTCAAAATTGTAGGTATTGTCATCATTCTGTAACGGGACTCCATCAAGATATATTGACTTGTCTCCATTTACAAGTCCTTGTATCTCTCCTTCGCAAACCAGATCAAGCCCTTTATAAATAGCGTTGGATCGGAAACCAGAAATACTTGCTGGAAATGTTTCAAGAGACTCCGCACTCTTCCACCCAAAAAACGGGTCAAGGTTATCATACCAAATCACATTTCCTGAATCATCCCATGCCATTGCTACACCACCTCCTCAATCTTTATCCCTTGAGATATTGGAACCCCACTGGTGTAAACCTCTCCATATACTAGTGGGATTGGAAAACCCTGTACTCCGGAGTCTTGCGGAGCGCCAAAAGAATACCCTCTTTCATCGCTTTCAAAGTTGTCTTCCGGTCTTACTCCAGGCATAGTAAAAGCCACAATCGCCCCAGCAATCAATGAGGCAGCAAGTATGCCAACAAGAATCCAAGGCCCACTGGCTCCTTCTGCCACTGGAGTTATATGAAAGTCACCACTACGATAATTCAGCTTGATTAATTGCTCATCCAATATCTCGCCATGATTTAAGTCCTTTCCCCTGATTACCTGAACTTTCATCCCTTTAGTCAACCTGCGAAACTTGCCACCCGTATTCACATCAATTGCATGGGCAGCCTCGCATACAGACTCAACATCAAGTCTCCACACCTTTCCAAAAGACTTCTCCAACTCACCGTATAAATATATATTCCTCAACATCTTTCTTTCCTCACAATATACTTTGCCAATCTTCCCCAGATATTCGCATCATAACACCCAGATAGTCTACCATTCAGATGTTGCAGCACACAGTCACCAGTATATACTCCAATATGATTGACTGTCTTGCAGTCTATTGCCCACATGAAAATGTCTCCCTTTCTATAAACATCTTTCACCTTCTGAAAACCAAACTGCTCGATGAGATCCTCAAATAATGACTCCCCTTTTTCCCACCAACCATAATCAGAAAAAACAGGCGGCAATTTTATTTTCATTTCTAACAGGTAGTAGTCTCTGACCAAGGTATAGCAGTCATAAATCCCATACACAAAAGGACGTTCTTTAAAATCCTGCTTATCAAGACTGTCCCCCCAGAAATAGATACCATTCTTCTTACCCCCATCAATAAACGCCACCCCCCACGGGACAGAGCTATGACTGCTTCGGATCATGTCTTCTTTTGACAAAAAGGGGTAGTCCACATGACTATGCACCACGGCTTGAAGATTATTGTTATAGGCATAAACCATCAGTTTACCGTCAATATTAAAAGTCCTATAAGGATCTAAAGCAATATTTTTGCAGGGTATAAACTTATCTTTTACTATAACTCCGCAACTTTCCATAGGGTACATATCAAAAGCATGAGCCCAGATTGCTTTATGTAAATCTTTAAAGTACTGCTTCATTATCTTCTCATCCTATTTACGCCAGGAAATCCACTAAAGGGCACAGGCCCATAACCACCATACCTTGCTTGACACCCCACCAGAGTATGGGGGCAGTCATCTCTACTGGCATCACTTGTCGCAACATTGTCCCTTGTGAAATATTTAGGCGCTTTATATGGGCAAGGCTTCTCACTACTATAGTCAAATGAAGTTCCATTCCAACGCCTATACACAAATTGACATATATCTTTTAGCACCAATCTGCCAGGAATCTTTTTACCTTCCTTGTCCATATATGGATATAACTCAAACTCAACAAACACTTTAGTTCTATTTGGTTTTTTACCAATTGTATAAACATCAATCGGCAGCTCGGCACCGGGGTCTGCCTGCACACCACCATCAAGATACCTTGTGAAAGTTCTTCTTCTCTTGACAATTGCTCCAAGCATATCCTGATAGGTAATACATAAATTATGTATTGTACCATCTACATCCGCAATCCTAATTCTTGGCCTTGGTTGTTGCCCACTACCTGAATGCCCGAACCCACTTGCGCTGAACGATCTTGGGTAGTATGTCTCGCCATCAAAAGTAATAGCCACGCTGATCCCACCAGAGGTAGTAGTATCTCCAGTAAAACGGTAGATAGCACCACCCAAGTGAGTAAGATGCAATTCCCACAAAGTTATCAAGTCACCAACATTAGGTCTATGAATATCTACCGGAATTCCAGTTTTAGAACGAGAACTGGACTCGGATGACTCTGAAGATTCAGAACTGGAAGAGGCCGGAGGCGGTGCAAACATCGCCGCTGGATATGCCAGATACTTTGTGGCTTCATAATAAGTTATAGATGTTGATGATATAGAATCGGAACTGGAAGAACTTTCAGAAGAACTGATAGAACTCTTTGACCCAGATATTGCAGACTGGGAAGAAGAACTCTCTGATGATTCTGAGTCAGAACTGCTACTTGTGGAAGATATAGATAAGGAACTTACGGATTCAGATGAGCTTGAACTTTTAGATCCTGATATTGATGAGGACGATGAGGACGATACACTTGAATATGACCGTGAAGAAGAACTACTTGATATAGAACTAATCGACTCGGAAACGGACAAACTACTTTCAGATGACTCGCTAACCGAACTAACGGATGAAGAACTATAAACCTCTGAACTAGAAGATTTACTTTCTGACTCACTTGACTCTGAACTCACAGAAACTGAACTCACAGAAAGCGAGCTAAAAGAAGATGAAGGCTCATCAGCCCAGCCCGTATCATAAACACCAATGTTGTCAAAGTAGGCTGTTATCGTATTTGGTGATGTTCCCCAAAATCCACCAAACCGCATCCTACCAAGTCTTTCATTATGCCCAGCCAATAGTGTTCCGGGGCTAGTAACCGGAGACATACTGTCAACATTATTTGGCTGAGCAACGCCATCAATCTTCCACTCCCACTCATCCTCTTTCTCATCCCACCTAACCTCAATCCTATACTTTGTATCAAGGTCAACAGTATTAAAAGACAAATAATTATGCGGTGCCCCATCATACAAACAACTTATTCTAAAATATAAACTACCGCCACTATTCCAAAGTCGAAGAATATAAAAATTTGAACCAGAAAGCGTATAATCCTCAGCAATTGCAATAAGAACATTCTGTCCATTGGTATTGATGTTATGACTGTGCAGAATAAAATCAAAACGGAGATAATGAACGTTTGGAAAGTTATCACTAAACGCATTAATCTGGGTGATGAATGCTATATCTAATCCAGGCTTTATGATCTCAAGACAACTGGGTGCCCATGTAGAGGCAGGAGCACCCGTAACCGTTGAGGTATCTTTATTGCCATCTACAATGCCAGCAGTACCAGTGCTTTGAGCCCACGTATTATCAAATTCATCCCCGGTGAAAGTTTCCTCAAATATCATGCCTTGAAGAGAATAGGAACTTTCACTAAGGGAAGACTCAGAAGATGAAGATGAACTGGAGAAATGCGGCTCAAGTATTACATCGCCATCCTGTGGAGTTACATCACCATCTTGAACAAATACTTGTGACATTAGACTATCCTAAGTCATTTTCTCTTTTGAGAGTTGCACTACCAATCCATACAATGCCAACATTGCCCACCTTTGGGTTTATCACCCATTCAGGAATAGTAAACTTCTTGGCAACTGACTCGCCATGCGGTGTCCATGTAATTACGTCCACACCCCTGGCAGACTCAAGCTGGGCCTGAAGTGCAGCTTGCTCTGTGCTGTTTAAATTCTCCCATTCAACATCCCATATCTCTTCAACGACATTTATACCATCACCTGCCCTTTGCGAGTATCCATCACCAAAATCAGCCCTAAGAACTCTTGACTTAGCTCTTTTCCTTGGCCCATCAGCAGAAGTTGGCTCAACCACTAAATCTGCCATATCTACCTCCTACCATATAAAAGACCACCCGGTCTCATTTGATCCTGCAAGTTCTTATTGAATTCAATTTTTACTGCCTTGCTAACTTGATCACCAAGCCGTCTGGGATCTTCACCACCGGCATTATTAACATTGACATTAATACTTGTATTAAACCCGCCTATCGCCGCCCCACCAACAACTGGGCCACCTTCTGCATATGCAGTAGCATAGCGCAATTTGTTAGGCATGGGGAAAGATAGACCGCTGAGTAATTGTTTTGGGAAAGTCAAGTTACGAACCGACTCCATAAAGCCAAGGCCATATTTCCTCACGGCGTCGACCGGATGAATAAACTCACCAGCAGTTGCCCGGATAGGAATATTATCAGCTTTTTTATGTGGCGAGTAACCTTCCACTTCACCACCAGCGGCATAGTTCTGAGCTCGGATTGCTGCCACCCTTGCCAGACCGGCAGCAGTAGCCACCGCAGCAGCAGCATAAGCCGCAGCCACACCATAGGGGCCAGGTATAGTCGCAATTATTTGTTTATATGTATCTTGTGCAGATTGATATGTAGAAATAAGTGTCTGAGCAATAGATATGGCCTTTTGAATTTGGAAAAATGCTTTCACCTTCTGACCAGAGGCATCATACAAGTCTCCAAACATCTGGTTCATCTCGGTCAAACCCTGCTTTATCTTAGAATAATAAAACTCCTGAACCTTTGCCCTTTGATCCGCAAGCAACTTGTCTTTTTCAAGTCGCTGTACCCTATACAAATCCTCAATCTGATCCTGCCTTGCCTCGTGCTCAGTCAATGCTTTCATTTCTTCTTCATGCTTGCGCCTGAGCAAATCAGTCTCCAACCTAAATGATTCTTGTAAATTTCCAGTATCCTGATAAACAGATAACTTTCTTTGGTTCAAATCTATTTCAAACTGATTTTGTTTCTCAGCAATCTTTTTCTTCTCATCCGCGATAAACTTTTCCCTTTCAATTTCCTGCTGTGCCCATGTTTCTCTCAATTGTTTATTCGTGGCGTGTTGCTCTATCAGATCAGCAGTCTCCTGAGCCTGTTTTTTCTTCATCAACTCAACCTTTAGGTCAAGTATTTGCTCTAGGTTGCCAAGACTATCTGACTCAAGTTCAATCCTCTTCTCCATTATACCAATATCAATGGTCTCCCGAACTTTCGCAAGATCCTTCTCAGCCTGAACTCTTTCATCATCTAACTTCTTTTCATCAATTGCATATTTTATTTTTCTTTCATGTATTTTATCCTCAACTGCAAGCCGCTTATCCTGCTCCTTTGCTGGTATTGCTGCTTTACTCTTCTCTAGGTATTGAACTTCAATATCATATCCTCTTTTTAGTTGCTCCTTTCGTTTATCAAAATACTCCTCAAGGCTAAGGCCACTGTGGTCATATAGACTTTGT